TCAACAATGCTTCACGTTCAAAGTCTGGTAATAAATTACTTTCCTCTATACTTATATTAGCCTTAGATGCCAAATAATATTGTTCTTCTGTGATAACCTGAAGATTACTACCTGCCGTTATCAAATATATTAGTAAAAAAAATTGTCAAGTGGTATCTCCCTAACCGATTCTTCATCACAGTGCTCGCATTTAATCTTCATTGTAAAGTCCAATCCATAGTCTTTAGATTCAAACCAATTAACAATCTTACTCATTTCATCTTGTGTTAGATTATCCAATAGATATATGGCATCTTTAGTGCTTATCTCTTGTTCACCTTCTGGAATGATTACTGATTTGATACATACAGCATTCATAATAGTTGATAACATTATCGTTTTCTGAATATCTGTAAGCTCACTTTCATTTGTCATATCTTTCAACATATAAAGAGCTTTAAGTTGTGCATTTCTAGTAAGAAGATCAAGTCTTACAGATAATTTATCATTTATCTGAACAACATTCCAATCATCAACAGAGTTACTATCCTCTTCTACAAATGTAATTACTGGTTTTTTACCTTTTTTATTGGGTGGTTGTGTCTTCTTCTTTACTATTCCTTTATCCAATTTTTTAAGTGGTAAATCACCAAGATTTATGCTATGCATTGTTTGTGAATCACACTTTGGACATTTGGTCTGAAAGGTATAGTGACTACCTTTAGTAGCCCTTCTAATCTCAACAAGAAGATAAAATCTATCCTGTAAATATAGTGATTTAACATCAAAATTTTCTGGATAAATAACACACTCATTGATTAAATCATCAAGAGCCTCCTCAATAGTGTCCGTGTCATCTGCTGTTTCATATAACAACAATTTCTTTATCTGCCCCGTTGTTATGGGTTTATATTTTACAATACTTCCATCTGATGGTAATTCCGATTCAAATACATACATGTTTAAATACCTCTTGAAATCTGACATTTTTACCTCCTATAGTGTTTTTATTTGTATAATGAGAAAAATGATCTTACACCACGTTTAAGTAGTGAAGTTAATGCTCCTGGCTCTCTTTCTGTTACAGTATGATATTGATATGTAAACGTTATATCTACTGTAGCTACATCATTATTAGCATAATCCAACTGAACCTGACCTATAGTCTTAGGCCAAGCTCCATATAATTTGTAAACACAAACCGTTTCCCCATTGTCATATCCCAATAAATGAACTTCTGGATTTGTCATATAAATAACCGGTTGGCCATAACAGTTAGTTTCTGGATCATGGATAATTTTTTGCCATTCATAGAATTTTCTTAATAAAACACCCTCTTTATCTACATTATACGTAACTGTCCACTCTGTAAATCCTTGTTTTCCAGCTAATTTATAATCATGACCCATCCAACTTGTAGATATCTCTTCAAATGTTGATTCTGGTAAACTACTTGCTCTTACATAAAACTCTAATCTTGGAACACCACCATGAGTATTAAGAATACTTAGAGTTGAAGTGCCAGCGGTCAAAGCGGTATTTGCAATGTTATTGAGGCTTAATATATCATCAAATCCACCAGCCATTGCTTTCTGTAATGTTGCATTAGCAACGTTTCCCCATCCGGGAAAAACCATATTGACGTAAAAATTAAATTGTTTAGCAGCACCCGTAAACGATGTTTTATAGGTATTGATATCCATTTGCACTTTCATGTTATTTTACCTACCAAAGCATTTACACCGGCCTTTACTAATTTTGTCAATCCAGATGGTGTTTCTTTCTCATAGGTGAAGTAGTGAAACGAGAATGTAACATCAACTGTGAGAATAGCATTTGTTGAATAATCTAAATTTATATTACCGATACTCTTGGGCCAGCAATCATAAAAGGTATATTTACCAAAAGTGTTTCCTTGATAATCAACTAAGAATATATTTTGTGTTCTAATCTTTGTCCCAAGAAAATTATGATCATCAAATGAATTTATAATAAGATTTTGCCAATTATACAATTTATCTAAGATTTGACCTTCATCATCTACATTCAATGTTACAGACCAGTTACCATATGTCTTATTTCCAGGCAATTTATAACTGGTGCCCTGTAGTGGTATTGTCTTTTCATCAATACTCGATTCTGGTAATGATGTTGCCTTAACAAGATATGGAAACAAATTTTTATTAGCTCCGAAACCGAATGTAGATAGAACATTTGAAGCAATTTGTTCTAACATACCTGATGATGATTTATTACCCGGTATATCAAATAATACAAAAAACAGATATTGGCGTGCACCACCTTTGAATATAGACCTATATGACTCAATATCTAATAAAACTTTTGCCATATTATTTCTCCATAATTAAAAAGGTCTAAAGAGTGGAGATCCATCCCTTTAGACCTTTACGATCCGTTGAAGTCTAAAACTTCAAGTGGGCTATGTATTTGTTCACAATATATTTATCATGCAAAACTTACACTAGCACCATACTTTGTTTTATCAATTACATGATATAGATAAGTAAACGTGACATCAAATTGCACAACATCATTAGTGCTGTAATCCAATGTTGCTGTAGCTATTGTCTTAGGCCAAGCCCCGACTAATTTATACTTTAGAATTGGCTTACTATCTAAATCAAGTAATTCAAGTTGCTGGTCAGCAAAATATACGCTTGGAGCACTATATATATTCGTTGTTGGATCATGAATTAAAGCTGCCCAATTATGAAACATTTGTTGGATTGCCGCATCCCTGTCAACATTGAATGTTACAGTCCAATCAGTATATGTATATTTACCAGCCATCTTGAAATCAAAGCCATGCCAGTTTGTTACAATTTCATCAGAACTCGTTTCGGGCAAGCTTGTTGACCTTACAAGATAAGTGGCCTTTTCAGTATCACCACCAACGGCAGATGGGAAATTAGGCTTAAAGTAGAACAAGTAAGCCCTTGCACCACCTTGAAAATTAGCCCTATATGAATCAATATCAAATTTTGGCATGTATAATAAACCTCCCGTTATTATTTATCAAGCACCAGCGCCCATGATCTCACTAAATGAAGCGCCTGTCTTAGTAGCTACAAAGTTGAGCACGATAAATTCAGCTGCCCTGGTGGGTTTAATATAAATATCACACCAAAGCTCGTTTCTATCAATTCTTTCAGGTGTATTATTTGTTTCGTCACAAACGATAGCGTAATCATAAATACCCCTTCTACTTCTTACATCTCTCAAGAATGGATCAATCATATTGACAAGAAGTAGCCTTGTTAAATCATCATTTGGTTCAAACAGGAAGTATTTTGCAGCTGTAGCGATAGCTTTCTCAAGAACAATGAATAGCCTACGAACGTTTACTCTATTGAAAGCTGACTCTTTATTGAGTAATGTCTTTTGACCCCAAATGGATTTCCCTTGCCCAGCGAAACTGACGATTGGGTTGATACCATTCTTGTATAGAATATCACGTTCACCCTTAGTTGGATTCCAAGCCAACCTGCGAACGTTACCAAGTATTGCCCTATTAAGGCCAGCTGGAGCAAACCAAGGATCAGAAACATCATCAGTATTAGCATATACACCAGCTACATGGCCGGAAGCTGGAATCCAACGATACCTACCATTCCATTTGTCATAAACTTCAAGCCAATTACCATAGAGTGCAGCATAGCTGGTGTTTAGATTTAGTGTTTCAGTTCTATATGCCCTTAAATCCTCTGTTTCATTTCCTTTGTTATTTATTACATCCGTTGATAGGCAGTCGAGAACAGCAATACAATCCTTACGATCTTCCGCTATACTTGCAATGTATGATTTAACTGTTGTGGATTTATTTGAATCAATAAATATATTAACATCAATTTCATCTGGATTTTTGTATAGATCTAAAGCTAACATGATATCACCATCAGATACAGAATCACCATTATCATCCTGACCACCACCAAAATACTCCCATGTTGAATTGGCAATAGTGATGTCCTGTCCAATAAGATCTGGATTCATAGCAATTCTAATATACTGAGAATAACCATTTATCAATGTCTCAGCAAACTTCTTCTGGCCGGTGTCGGTTATTCTATTTTCATCGGTAGATACATTCCAAACTTCAACCGTTTTCCAGTTTGCCTCAACGTTCTCTTTACCCTGATCCAGAGCCTGAACTACAATCAAGAAATCTTTACTATCTGTTAATGGACTGTCTATACTGTGAAGAACTGAATATGTATCCCAACTACGGTATGTGCCAGCAGCAATAGCGTTATAAGTGTCATAGTCAACACAAGCTATTCTGATATTATTTCCCCATGCTCCTCTCGAAGAGGCAATTAGATAGAAGGGGATAATTCCAGAAACAGTAACTTCATTAGGAAACTCATCTGGATCTTCACTAGCAAAGTCACTTAATTTGTAAGCATTTTCTGTAGTGAATGGAGAGAAAGGGTATGTTGACCCACCCGAAGCCGCCTTTGTTCCAGCAAAAGTTGCTGATGTTGGCATCGTTCTCGTGCAGTATAGAGCTGATCCATAACGTAGGAATCCAACAGCTGATAGAATATCCTGATAACAGGATGCATCAGACGTTGGTGAGCCAAAAATAGTAATTAAATCATTGACTGTTGTTATCAACTGCTTTTTCTTCTCAGGACCCTTATACGTGTTTCTAAGAATTATTACACCTACTGAAGTGGCTACTGCTGGAATAGTAGTAGTCAAATCAATTTCATTTACATCGACTAATGGTGATAGATAAAAAGCCATAATATATTCCTCCTATATGGTTGCCAATACTCTCATTTTTATTACTATTTATATTTATACATTAAATTATTTTCAACAAATTTCAAATCTATCATAAGCAAAAGTAGCAGAACACTCTACCTGCGATTCACCTTCTCTTTGCGATAAAACCACCTCACCAAGACTCTGAATCCACACGTTCTTAAAAGATAATTTCATAACAGAAGTTTGAAAATTATCAAAAATCTTTAAAGTGCAATCTACACTATATTTATATGGAGTATTGCTTGGAACATCATAATTATTTGAGATCATTGTTAACCAATTAAATAGATATTGCCAATTAGTGTAATCAGCATCAACCATGAAATTTATATTCCAGCTATCAAATGTAATTCCACCGGGATGAAAATTCATTTTATTACCTTGCCATCTTGAGTCTATCTGATCAAGGGATACTCCTGGAATAACAGTTCCATATATATTCAATGTCAATTCACGCATAGTATCTGGTGTTGAATCACTTACTATAGTTGGAATTACAAGTTGATAATTTGTTGGTGTTGCTCTATTGATATTTGTCATTCAAATACCTCATAGTCAAATAGTATTTTAGCATCTTCATCATATCCAAGACCTTCAAATAACATAGCCTCAGAAGCTAACATCTCGGCTCCAGAAACAATTACTGTCTCTGTTCCTCTATCTTCCCATGCTTTATCATTAGTAAATAGTCTTACTAATAATTTATCAATCATACCACTACTTATAAATACAACACCACCAGAACCCATATCAAATCCAAGACCAGGTAGTGATCCAGAACCAGATGGTGGGGTTTCTTCATAATCGTCATAAGACTCTTCAGATGAACTATCACTCGTGCTAATTATGATTGGACGTAACACGTATGTTTGAAGTGTAAATGATAATACCCATTTTATTACGCGCCAGTCCTCTTCAGCCATTTCTTCAGTAATATCAGGTGTAGCATTGTTAAGAATCACTTTAATATCCATTCTCGCACTTAATTCTGGAAAATTTATTCTGATGAAGTTGTGTGGAGCAAAGAATGGTAAAATCTGCTCAAGAATCTGGTCAATATCAACCATGTGCAAAGCCCACAAATTTAAGTTTATACCAATATTATATGGTATAGCGTTTTTGAACATCTTTAACGTTTTATTAGTTAAATCACGTTCAATGACTATTGCCTGCTCTCTATTTGTCATTCTTGTAGCATCAAAATCTATAGCTGTTATATTGGCAGACATCAATGGTAGAGTCTCATCAGTCTTTTTTCCACCTGATTGCAACCAATAGAAAGCCTTCTCTTTTGGTCCAAATGATATGGGAACTCTGATTATCTTTTTCGCATACCCATTACTGTCATATCTAGCTATGTAGATGGACCTGAATAAATCTAAAAACTGAATTAGAGATCGTCTTATACTTTTATGGAAAAAATATCCTCTCATGGCAACGCTTTCATAATATCATTAAATTCATCACTTATATACTGTGGATATTTATAATATTTCAAATCTGATAAAATTTTCTTAATTCTTTTTCTAATTGGTGGATGTTCATCTATTAGTTCAGATAAAATCTCAATCACTTTTTCAAGTTTATTAGATGTCTTACGGTCCATCTTGTTTAGAGCGGATGCTAGATGAATACCAAAACCAAGTTTTGAAACTATATTGTCAGCTTCATATTCCTGTTGTTTACGCATCAATATCAATGAATAATTGCCACATAACGTTAATGCAATAAATACTAATATAGCCTGATAAAGAGGACCAAAAGCAGAAGTTGCTGTAAAAGCTAACAACAGAAAACTGTTTTTTCTTATATAGTTAACTATTGAATGTTTCTTAATATAGTGCCCATATTCGTGAAGAAGAGCCGCAAATAATTCCTCATCTGTAAGATCTTCCAAGTAATCTTCAGATATTATTATATAATCACCAATGTTAAATATATTATTTTCAACAGCACTTGTCGTAACTATCTTGAAATTCAGATCAGTATATCCATTTTCCTTAAGATATTCTTTCAATACTTTTTCATTATCTAAATCACGCTTTGTTCTCAATATTATAAATAGATATGTAGATAGAAAATCATATAAGTTTTTAGTCAATAATGCTACAGTAGCACCTGTTAACAATAATGATTCATTTTTAATATATCTCTCTAATCTACTCATTTATGAAGTTCCTTATTGATTGAAAATGTTTATATTTATTGGGTTGCCACCTATCTTCTGTAATTACTAAAAGTTCGATGCCTTTCATTTTACACTGCTCAATCTTCATTTCATCACGCTTCATTTGTATGTATTGATTATGCCAGTATGATCCATTATATTCAATAGCTTTATTTATCTCTGGTAGCCATACATCAAGTTCCAAATTATAGCCGGTATATGGATTGATGATAATTGATCTATCACAAACAATGATTTCACCATTATATAAAGTTTTTATGAAATTAACAATCTCTTTCTCCGGTCCTGATTGTTTATCCAATGGACATCTATGTCCCTGTTGAAAATCATTGAATCTTATTTTTATATGGTGCCCATTTTGGCACATAACATCAAGTAGTTGCCTATTATCCTTGTAAGATGTTGATAATAGTTTATATCCTTCTTTCTCAAAAAATTCTCTAACATGATCTATCCGATGCCTTGTTGTTTGATTCAATTTTTCTTCCTTATAGCATATCCTACAACCATGTCCATTCCTGAATCTTGGAACTGTTGTAATATAAGGATTATGGTTCTTATCACATTGCACTAATATATTCCTACTTCCATTATACTCTATAAGTTTATATCCTCTTGTATTAAGCAATTCTTCTATCTCTGATATTGTTATTTTAGCAACTCCACTACATATTGGACAGCTAGCCTTACGCTTAAAATCAGCAAATCTTACTAATCTTCTATGCCCTCCTGGACATTCAACATCTATTTTTACAGATGATTTAATAAACTCGCCATATAATTTGAAACCTACAGATTCACAATAGTTTCTAACGTCTCTTGTTGTTATTCTTCTCATTTCAAATATATGCTATTGTCAATATCAGAATAATTATCAATACTATCTGATTGTTCTTTAATCCACTCATTATCACCAAATCCAGACATTGGAACTGTTTCAGTATATATATCAGTTGCACTTTCTGATTGTTCTGAAAATCTGTAAGGACGTAGAATAAGAATATATATCATTTTCTTCAACTGAAAGATTCTGTCATCATCATCAACATGAACAACTTCAAATCCTCTATCCAACCATTTTATATATATTACATCCCCAATATTCGGCGTTAATGTTCTTGATATATCTCTATTCCATGTTCCCATTGGGATATGGCATGTTATTATATCACCCCCAAACATTCCGAATGAGCTCCAGAGATTGGGCTCTTCACCAACGTCATATATTACTTTGGTGGTGATAGCATCTTCAAATTCTGTATTGGTATGTTCCCCATATAGTGGATCATATGGGATATTAGATTTACGTCTCCTATACTCAACTTCAATACCAAAAATATCAGTATATTCCATTATATAGTTCTGGATTAAATCATGTTCCTGATTAAACTGTAGATCATATACTGTCCATTTAGGTTTTGTTAAACCTGTATTATTAAGTCGTGGCATTATTGATCTCCAAGAAATTTTCTCAATTTTTCCATTTCACCTTTTTGATTATTTTTCCATTCATTATGCCATATAATATATAAGTCTATGTTTTGTTTATTACAATATTCCTTCTTTATTCTGTCCCTATATAAGGTATCCGCATCGTTATGATAATACTCTCCATTGAACTCTATAGCTTTTCGCATTGATGGTATCCATATGTCAAGCTCTAATGGATATCCAGATATAGGATTTCTTATTACTGATCTATCATTTTCAATAATAATAGTGTTTTTCAGCCATTTTCTAATAATATCAACAACCTTTTTTTCTTCTTTTGAATATCTTTGTTGTTTACTACACTCTGGGCATCTAACTTTAGCGTTAGTAAAATGATTGAATGTTGTGATGTATGGTGGATGATTTTTATTACATTGAACTAATATCTTAGATACATTATTTATATATTTTTCTGATAATAGTGTATAATTTTCATTAGCCAAAACAGATTTAACATATTCGATGCTATTTCTATATTTTTCAATATTACATAACATGCATCTCTTGCCCTGATAAAAATTACCGTATGTAACTTTATATTGATGTCCCCTTGGGCAAGAAACTTCAATCAATTCTTTAGATGATATATATTTGTCAGATATTAACTTATATCCATGTTCTTCAATCTTATTTTTGACATATTCATATGTAAGTTTCTTCATTCTTACCCCTGTAATATAGGCCAACCCTCGAAAACTTCTTCACTTTTAAGTTGTTCCTCAAGTCTTTCAATTTCCTCTCTACTTTCACTTATCAACAAATCACCGTCTAACTGCACATTCATGTTTCCAAGTCCCTGAAATGAAGCAAATTTACGCCTAATCATTCCAAGATTATATTTTGATAAAGCTGTGGCATAATCAAATATCCACATGTTATCATATAAATCTTCATCAGTTCCTTCAATAGTATAACATTTCAAAAGGATAAACCCTGGGCTTTCATACACAACATCATCAACTGTTATATAAACTCCAGTAGGTGGTGTTGGAGAAAGTTCTAAGGTGTTTGTATAACGGTGATACTTGTAGGTATAGGTATCTACTACATATCTTTTTAATGTTTCAAGGAAGTCTCTTGCAATATGATATGACACTATGGTAAATTCTGATGGGGGCTTACCTCTACCAAGTATCTGATCAAACATGCCGAGATTATACATATAATTCGTCATAGTGAATAATTGGTTTATGCCCCCAAGCGATTGTGTTTCATAGGATATGACTTCAACGACATCACCCGGTAAATCATAAGTATCAACACCACCAGATAACATAAGAGTATAATATGTTTCTTGTGTTGCTTGACCAACTGCCCATCTTATGAATTTTTGTCTTGCATAATCAATGTTATCTATTATTGTGGCATCTTCCAATTCAATTTTTACCATTGGATAGCCGAGTCTTCTTTTTATTTTCTCAATAAGATCTGATTTTTTCATATATAGCTCCACCAAATGATTCTATATTCTATTTATAATTTATTTAAGAAGCCATGAAAAATCCTCATCATCCTTATTAGTATCCGATATGATTGTCCAACTATCATCTTCATAATCAACTTCTTCTTTTTGTTTATTTTTCAACGCATATGATTCTTCAAAAATATCCATTTCAAGAGCGAAACAAGCCCAATATAATGCTGAAACACAATCATCATTAGTATCTTTACCAAAGTATCTATTATTTTGTTCAATGAAGCTCGATAATTCAAAAATTGTATCTCTATCTACTAATTCTAATGAACCATCTTCAATAAGTCTCTTCATTAACAATACAGCTCTGGGTTTGTTTCTTGTCGTTGACCTTATTCCAAGATCAGTAGATTTTGATCCCGAATTTACAAGGTTATCATTTTCAAATTCCCACCATAATCTATTTACAACAACTGCACCCTCAGCATTATTCTCAACCATTATATAAGCATTATTATAATAATATGATAAATTATTGACAATTTCTGAAAAAGTATAAACATCCACTGTATTATTTCTATATGTAGCAACCTGTTGAAGTTTTATCGGTTTTAATGATTTAAGTCTCAATATCTGGCATACTGAATAATTTTCTCCAGTTCCTTTTGCTGTATCGACACCAATTATATAAACTTTGTCAGTATCTGGCTTACAGTAAATAGATAATTTATTGTTCATTTGTCTTTCTATTGGTTCAGTAATACATGCGAATAAATCTTCTAAGCAGGTAGAATCAATTACAGTTGATACTGAACCAAGAAACTCGCATTCATATTCCTGTCTAAATCTTCTCAAACCAAGATTCTTCTTTTGTATTTCAGCCCATTGTTCATCTCTACCTGGAACAACACGCCAGTCATATTTTAATGCTATAAACTCATTTTCTTTCTTCTCAGCTAAAGAATATAGTGTATGAAACTGATTAAACATACCACATGGCGTTGATATTACAATTATTTTTGATTCTGATGATGCTGAAATAGTTGGATAGTTAGCTGACCAGAAGTCATCTGCAATATGCTTTCTAACAAATGCATACTCATCGGCGATTAGAAGATTTATGGTTCTACCTCTGAAAGCATCAGCTGACGTTGCAGATACGAGTATCTTGCTACCATTATCAAATTCTATCATCATCTTACTATATGTAACAACACCAGGTTTCAACCATATAGGCAACTCTTCATACATTATTGATATTCTACGTAAAATATCTATTGCTGAAGTTTGTTTATTGGATACGATACCGATTGTCTTATTATCATTGAAGATAGAATACCATAAGGCATAAGCACCAACCACTGTTGACTTTCCACTCTGACGTGATAACAAAAATACACAAAATCTATTATTGAGAATTGTTTCTATTAGTTTTCTCTGATAATCATATGGTTCAAATGGTATTCTTCCTTTATCAGGATGAACTATGATAACATATCTTAGAAAATACCATATATCTTCCGAACACCTCTTCAAATCCCGAATCTCATCTATGGTATATTCATATTCCTGTAAAGGCTTTTTTATTATATGATTATATCTAATACTCAAGACAACACCTCCATAAAAAATAACCCAATAGGTATTTATAACCTATTGGGTTTAACACTTCTAATTTAGTTTAGTTATTCTTTTGAATGAAGTTTTTATCTTCATTAACTAAAAATACTATATTCTTATTATCTTTTATAGTTTGTAAATATATGGGCCTTCCCCACAAATAATAGATATGCTTCATTGTTTCAATGGCATTTTTAACATCTAATGACAGGCCAGCGTATCGGTGCACCAAATACATACTACCATCTGATTTATAATTACCATCAACAATTTCTATTTTAGGAACACCATTATGAGAATAGGCTGTTATTATCATCTCTCTTATCTCTTCTGGAGTATGTTTTGTCCTTACATAATCATAAGTATAGGGTGTTTCTACAATTTCATATATATACAAATCAAGTTTATCAACCAAATCAACGGTTAGAAAATCCATCATAAAAAACCAATCAGTATATGAGCTAACTACATCCCTTATCTTTTCAAGACCTTTACCTTCTTTTGTATCCCAGTTGGCTTTTTGGTGCCAATCAGTGCATTGCTCATATTCTTCCCCATGTTTTCCCTTATCCCATCTCTCTTTAATATCCTCAAAAATACCACAACCTAATAGATATGGATTCAGCCTAAAGTAATTCTTTGCCTTTACTAATGAATTTGAATAGTTATATTGACCATGTTCTTCATTATTCAACAATCCTTCTCGGAATAATTGTTCCATTATATATTGATGAACAAATGTTGCAAATCCTTCATGTATCATCTTTGTTCTCACTATAGGCCAATAATACTGACCTTCAATTCGTAGTGTTTCTAATATATCCGCCTGCCAACTATCGAGTATTTTTGAGTTATCAATTATGTATCTTAGAATGTCCTCTGCTGGTTCAATGGGTGTTTTTAACTTTATTTCTTCCCATAGCTTCTTGTTAAATTCTTCAATATCACTTGGCTTTGTTTTGTTCTGTATCAAATCCCCAAATCCACTATATGGCGTTATAGCTACCATTTTCTTTTGTTCAAACACTCTCTTCTTTCTTTCATCTTCTGTTTCTGTTTCAAACGGACTAGAATGCCATTGTAGTGCATGACCAGCATCAACAGTCTTCTCTACATCATCAATACCATAGATTTTTTCATACTCATTGAATCTAATACTGGCGTTATACAGGTGATCCATAATATCATATCTACTATTTTTGAACCATTTATTCATTCTAAACACTGCACTGTGACCATAGCAATGAGCCATTACCAATACTTGAACTGCAAATGTATTAGTATTCATTAGATATGCTCGTGCTGGGTTGGAAAATATGATAACTTCATAAGGTATATTATCATCAACATTTTCATAAATTGTTCTTCGTCTTTCATAATTTCTTCCATATTTCCAAGAGCTTATATTAGTAGGTATTCCATAAGCCATAATTTCTAGCATTTTCTGATATGGCACAATATCCCATTCTATAGGAATAAAATTCAATTTCAAATCATCACTAATAATTTGAACTATTCTATCTTCAATTTTAGAAAGTCTCTGAAGGTTAGATCTATTCATGATGTCCTCATTTCTTTTTTGTAAACAACAAATGTTTTAGTGCTGGATATACGTCTTCTTTACTTGTTATCTTACATGCCAGAACATGATTATTATTGTCTCTATAATAGCTCTTATTGTTCTCTGTAGTTACATCAAAATCAAAGCATTCTTTAATTGCATCAAAAAGATCACCATTATGCGATGAATTATTGGGTGTTATCTCTAAATATCCCAACATATTGATCTCTTTTTCAATTAAGCGTTTTATAGATGCTATTGTTTTCTCGACGTCAAAATCCTCACCATCACTACAATAGATAACATATTGATTCCACATCTCTATTGGATATTTTGTGTCTATAAGATAACTCGCTAAATCGAATGCTGTATGACAGTATGTTCCACCAGATTCACCACGATGGAAAAATGAATCTTCATCTACAATCTTGGCTTCTGTGGTGTGAACTATAAATTCGATGGCTACATTTTTATAAGTCTTCTTCAAGAATTGGACTAACCAAAATAGAAATGATCTGGCGAGATACTTTTTATCTGAACTCATTGAGCCAGAAACATCCATCATTGCGTATATTACACAATTTGAATGGGGTTCCGTTTCTTCATCTATTTGTTTGAATCTTAAATCATCATCTTCTATGAAAAAGCTAGGATCAATACTTTTATCAACCTCATTATCCTTAATAATTCTTATAGCTTCCTCAAGATCACCTTGTGCTTGTGTTAAAGCTCTGTAGGCATCATCTTCTGAACAATTTGTTTCGTTCATGATTTCAGAAACATAGGCAGCCATTCTCTTTAGTGATTCATAGATTGTTCTCTTTTTGTGGACTCTCGGCTGAATACCAACTCTTGAAATACTGTCAAATTTCCATCCAACAGGAATAACCTCTTGAATCTTTGTCTTTTCTTCAATATAAGGCAATCCAAGATCTTCAAACATTATATTGATCAAGTAATCAATATCAACTTCGGTTTCGATTATATCATCACCTAATTGATCACCGGCCTTACCACTCCCTTCTTGACCCCTCTGTTTCCTACCTATTACATCACCTGGTTTTGCTGGTCCTTGTCCAGCTCCTAGTTTAGACTCATTATCAATACCATGAGTAAATTTATAGTCTTTCAATCCACGAACGGGGATTTTTATAGTTTTACCGTCTTTACTTGTGATTATTGATTCTTCAGCAATTACATCCTTTATATTACTGCGAATACTATTCTCTATTTTATCCCTATGTCTTTGAATATCACGTCTTGAACGACTTGATAAATCCCATTCTTTATGTTCAACAATGCTCATTTCTTAGCTCTCTTTTCGCAATACTTCAGACATAAAGGAAAGAATGACCTCAGCACAATGCTCACAATAACCCTTCTCAATTAGTCGATCAAATACATCAGCCCTACGCTTTTTCATCTTCTCATCAGTAATGACCTTATTAGCAAGTGTAAGGTTTACCAAATCCTTTAAAGACTTAATTAGATACTTCTCAATAGCCTCTTTCAAAGGCGGATAATCCTTGAATGTAAAGGGCTGACCTCGTTCAAGTAAAGTAGCTTTATGAACAAACAGTCCCTGTCTAAACTCCATCTTACTATTAGATGGAACACCTACCAATTCCTCTAATTGTCTCATAAGCTTCTCATCTGGATCATTGATTTCACCAGTAATTGGATCTTGAACTTTCTCCTTCTTACAGTAAGCTGAAGCATTGAGTATGTAATTATCAAATAGAGACTGAGCCTGTTCATCATAAGCTGAAATAAAAGCCATATTCACTTCTTTACGAACGATCTCCTTAAATTCAGCAGCAATAGACTCCTTCTCTCCCAATAGAAGATTAAGATATTTCTCCTTGTCTTTTTCATCAATTCCCATCTGATGATCAAATGTCTTATGAAGTGATCTAATTATATCAACTGGTGTTACGCATTTCTTATCTTCCTTCATTCCAAGAGCGACATTCAATGCGTTAATGATAAATCGTGGGCTGATACCAGTGAGACCCTCACCTTTAGCTTTACCTTCTTCTCTCAAAGCTCTTACATCAACTTCATTCTTCCTCCTACTTTCTGTCATTTCACCATTGTATATCTTCATTTTTTCAATAAGAGATGAAACTTTAGTAGATGGTGTTAAACGACTAAGCACAGCAAATTGAGCTGCCAATTTGAGAGTATTAGGAGCAATATGAATATCACGGAAATCAGATTCTTTAATCAATTTTTCATAAATTTTTATCTCATCATCAACACGAAGGTTCCAAGGAACGTAAATTGGATAAATCCTATCATGTAATGCTTCATTCTTCTTCTCATTCTTAAAAGTATCAAACTCCCAGAAGTTAGTATGCCCCACAATAAGAGTATCAATATACATCTGTGGGAATCCAGGGGCCTTAATCAATTGCTCCTGAGCAGCTGGAATTAGAATGTAATGAAATTTTATATCAGCCTTCAAAATTTCGATATATTCAATCATGCCACGATTAGCGATCTGAAGCTCACCGTTAAATTCATAGGCTCTTGGATCAGTTTCACCATATCTTGTCATTTTAGACATGTTTATACGTCCAATGAGCTCTGTAATGTCTTGACTCTTCGCATCCGATGGAGCAAATGTCCCAATACCAGACCTCCTCTGTTCTGAGAAGAATGTTCTAACAACCTTTACATCTTCCCACTTTACAACGCCATTTTCAGTATATTCATTATCTACCATAAACTGGCACATAGGACACAAATTACCTTCAATCTTAACACCAAGCTGCTCTTCCCAATAAGGCCTATCTGCCATTGGTATCAAATGCAATGGATCTTCATTTATTGGACATCCCTTTATTGCATAAATTGGTGTATCATCAGTCTCTAAACCACGTTTAATAAGTGCTGCAATAGTGGATTTTCCAGAAGAAACAGGGCCAACAAGAATTAGAATACGCTTTCCAGTTTCGGTTCTTCGAGCTGCAGCTTTAAGAAACCTCATTAAATCATGAATCGGCTCAAGAGCTCCAAAAATTTTGCCATCAAAAAATTTGTATCTTACCAAATCATCATAAGAACGAGTCTTCAACTCATCGGGCACTTCTTCAACACCGTGCTTAATTATCATATTATATATTCTACCTGGTGCAAATTGCGCAATATCGGGATTATCCTTCACTAAATATAGATAATCCAATACTGTCCCTTCCCAATTAGAAGCACCTTGTTTAGACCGCTGTGTTTGAATAATTTCTTTGAAATCAATTGTGTTATTCATTACATTCATTGCCTCTCTCTTCATATTTTTCAAGAAGTTCAACTTCTTTAGAATCGCCTTTTTTCAATTCTTTCAAAAGAGTTTCTCTATCAACGATTAAAATGTTTTGTTGATTGAATGTCGTTGATGACTTTTTAGCATTGCTCATAAGATCTATTTGTTTTTCTCTCAATTTTATTGATTCCATTTTTAATTGTAAATCAACTATTTGATTACTAATAGCTCCAATTGTTGATGCAATATTTGTTATAGAATCAACCATCTTTGAAGCAACCTCTGCCATTCGAGCGGAAAAATTACCATTTTCCATCTCTCTAATAATTCTATCTAACACAAAATTTGCCTTTACAACATTCTGCTGCAATATTGTTTCTGGAGAAGATGGTGCATTTGAAAAATCAAACTCAACATCGACAGGCTCTTGAGTTATACCAAATTCTTCTTGTAATCGGCCAATATCTATTTCAGACATCTATAATAACCTCATCACTATTTTTTATTTATGTATTTACATTTCTGAAAAATATGTTAAAATGGGCTTATCCCAGGGGCGAGGGAGATATGCATTTTTTAAGCCATTGTTCTTTATCTAACTTATATACTATAGTGCCAGCATTTGCAACTGAATATACTTTACCTTCTGCCATCATTTGCATTATTTGTTTATGGATTAGTGGTTTCCTTTGAAATGTTTTGCCAGTATCAGCATAAACATTTATAAATCCATTACCCTTCCATGATACAAATTCAAATCCAAGCGTTTCCATACTCTTAGCTGAATTGTGATCTGCATCAACATAGAATAATAATGATTTAACTTCAACATCTCTACTACCTATTTTAACTACTGGATAATTTTCTAAAAAATACTTAATGCATTTACTGGCAGCTCCTATAACTTGTGTATTAAGTAGTGTAGCAACTCTTATTATTTCTATTTGGCCGGGCTTATTGTGATTATAAAATGGACTTCCGAATGTATATACATAGACCAATGTTCCTTGCTTAAAAGGACCTTTATCTTTCTTCAGATACAAACCAAGATTTTTATTAGCCGGTCTATAACCATAAAAACAATTTAATTCAAGAAATGGCCTTAACTCTTTATTTGGAACAAGTTTCACTTCACAATCTCTTGCATATAATCTATTATCTATCTTACCAACAGCAGTCTTTATATATGATTTCAACACTTCCCATTTTCTATGATAGTCTTTTATTATACTACCATTAACATCCTTTACATCTGAACATTCATTTATTTCAAAGTCTTTTATCCATATAGTCCTTATACCATTTTTGACATTCTCATGCGAAATGTCAATAAAATAGGAGTGCTTTACACCCTTTATTCCAAATCGTTTACTATAATCCATTTTGTATTCATATGAGTTTACATATCTGAGTTCTACTGGAACATCTTTTAGAGTGAAAACGCATTGTTTATTATCACCATCAGGATAACTTGTAGTATAGGAGATATTATTATCATTAAGGAATTTGGATATTTTTTCAATATTTTCACAATCTTTAGACATTTTAACCTCCCAATACTTTATTTTTTATATAACTTAAACAACTTTCTTTATTTGTTAACCATTCTCGCTCATCAATTATCAATAATTTTATTTTATTATTATCACAATATTCTCTTTTTATTTTATCACGGTCCATAACATCTTTTTTTGAATGCCAGTAAACACCGTTAAATTCTATTGCTATTCTCTTCTCAGGTATCCATATATCCAACTCTAACATTTTATTAGTATATGGATTTTTGATAAGCGTTCTATCACCGTTTATTATATCACCACTATAAAAGTACCTAATGTAATTTATTATTTCTCCTTCAGCTTTAGATTTATTGCTTTTATTGTTGCAATAACATCTTTGACCAGATTTGAACCAGTTCCATTTTGTTTTCCACTTATGACCATTGGGACATTCAAGCGTTATATAGGATAAAGCATTTTTGTATGGGGTTAATAAGATATAACCTTCTTTTTGTATAAATTCTTTTACATATTCATTTGTAAGTTTTATTCCACCATTACAATAAGGGCATCTCTGTCCTCGTTGAAAGTTGTTATATCGCATAAAAATTATGTGCCCATTTGAACATCTCATTTTTAACTTAGTAACAGCATTTTTATATTCTGATAATAACTCATATCCCTTACTTTCAAGTATTTTTCTAACATTTTCTGTTGTATTTTTTAGCATTACCTCTACAATATGGGCATCTAATACCACTCTTAAATCTCTTAAAAGAAACTTCCCATTCATGTTTATTAGGGCAAATAACTTTTAATTTTTTATTAGTATTTTCATAGTTATTTGATATTACTGTATATCCGTGTTCATTAAAATACGAAAATATATAATCTTTTTCATATTTTACATTATTAGCGCAATACCTACAACGATGCCCTTGCTGAAAATCATTCCATCTCATTTTAGTTACATGACCATTTGGGCATCTAATATGCATTGGTGTTTTAGCATTTTTATAATCATGAGATAAAAGACAATAGCCCTCATTTTTTAGTAAGTCTGTAAATATCTCAATCATAGTTATATGATAACATTATAAATGGACATGGTAAACATTTACAATATTTGTCTTATTTTTTCTTTTATATATTCCCTATTATTCTTCCATTCTAAATCTGTGATTATTAAAAGGATAATGCCATTTTTATTACACTCTGAAATCTTTATTGAATCAGTTCTTTGTTTTGATGGAATTGAATGCCAATAGACTCCATTAAATTCTATTGCTACTCTTTTTTCTGGTATCCATATATCTAACTCTAATCCATATTTTCTTTTATTGGTTTTATTAAAGATTGTAGTTCTATCATTTTCTATTACAACACCATTATATATTGATTTAACATATTCTAATACTTCTCGTTCTTGTGATGATTTTTGTTCTGTTGAATTACAGATAGGGCATCTTTGTCCTTCTCGAAAATTCCCATATCTCATTTTGAATATATGTTCTTTTGGGCATTGAATGTTTAGAGGAGTGTGCTGATTTTTGTATTTTGATGGTAAGAGCTTATAACCTTTAATGTTTATTATTTCTTCCAATTCTTTCCATGTTTTTAGCCTATATTTGCCAGATTTGTTTTGATAATAGCACATTTTACATCTCGAACCACTAAGAAATCTTGTAAAATTCGTTTTGAATGGTGGGTGCTTTTCATTAGGACATGATATTATGATACTTTTACTATATGCTTTTTCATAGGGCGATAACAATGAATATCCTTCCTTTTTTAGTGTCTGTTTTACATATTCTTCGGTATATTTTTCATTTGACTTCGCCCTTTTAATTTTAGCACATATTGGACATCTATGATTATACTTAAAGTTCCAGAATGTCATTTCGAATTTATGACCTTCAGGGCATATCATTTCCATTCGGCGATTTCTTGAACCTCATCGATGAAGATATACTTTTGCCCTGCTTTATCTTTAAAGTAATCCTTGGCATAGTGGTAAAGGTCAGAATAGGTCTTTATGAACTCGAATTCGAGGGATTCT